AAGTTGCTCTTCATGCTTTACCTTTCGTAGTGTCTCAAAGTAGGCTTTGTTATAACCACGTTCCCACTCTCTAGATTGCATAGAGTTCTCTTTGTATGGGTTAGTATACTTTGCTCCCCTATAGAAAGCATCGTAACCTCTACGCCATTGTATCTTTAATGGTGCATCATTTTTGTTTAATCCTCTACGCATAATATGTACTCCCTTAATTAGTTAAATCAACAACTTCACACACACCTGCTGAACAGGCTAGTTCTCTACCACCTGATGTGCCATCTTCCTTTTCATAGTCGGATAGCTTACTCCAATCTATTCTGCTTGGCATACGCTTAACCATCTCCATGCACGTAGACTTATCTACCTCCTGATAGGGAGCTTGTTTATACACATGCTCACTGTAAGGTAGGAAGCTAATGCCTGATAGATCATCAAAGTTTTCATATACCCATGCTCCTACTTCCATCCATTCATTTTGTTTAACTGATATTGTAACAGATGGTTTGTGTTCACACCAGTGTGTTTGATACGTTAGCCATAAATTTAATTGTTCTATAGCTGTCATATCATTACGTGTCACAGCCCCTGTTGGTGCAATAGTAGGAAAGCTAAACACTGTAGTGTCTAATGGCTTAGTAACGTCAGGCTCATTAGGTATACCCATATCAACCATGAACTGTGTCATAGGGTCTTTGTTATCAGCACGTACTGTCCTGATGTAGTATGGGCTATGCCTTGCATGAATGCCACTGGCACTGTCTACTAGCTGTGATACAGTACCTGATGGCTTAACACATGTAATAGCTACTGACATGTTGATACCTATTTCTTCTGCTATTTCTTTATTGGTATCTACAGCTACTTGCTTTAGTTCCTCTAGTACTTTAGGAAGACTAAGGCTTTGTTGCTTACCATTTAACAATGGACAGTCCATGATACCTGTAAGAGATACACCTAACAACCTTTCTTCCTCAGTATTAGTCTTCCATATCTTACGTAGGTATCTAAAGTCAGTAAGTGTAGACTGTAATGTACCTAGTATAGTAGCTAACTTTACTTTCTCTTTAAGAGTTTTAAGTGTATCAGTATTACGTGCGACTACTTCTGACAAGTTACAAAACTGAAATGGTCTTAGTATAATCTCAGAACATGGGTTGCAACCAAAGACATGATCACCATCTCTTCTGCCAGTCTTAGATGCTTGCTTTAGTGCTGACTGCCTGTTGAATATACCACGTTCACCTGACTGACTTTCATACAGTGATGTCCACTCTCGCATGAATGTTCCCATGTCAGGCTTAGTGCTATAGGCTACACTGTTATTAGCTAGTGCTCTCTGTCCTTCATTCTCCCACCATTGTCCTGACTTAGCATGACGCATCTGGTCATCATCAATGTCTGACAGGCTGATCAATGCACTACGTCTTACACCACCTACAACTACAACCTCACCTATCTTACACATGATGTCATGGCATTCTAGTGGTGTTAGTCTACGTCCTACTGCACCTTTAAACTTCTCAATACAGAAGTTAAACAGATCCTCTAGTGGTGCAGCACCAGATGCCCTACCACCAAATGTCTTTAGCCTAGCACCAGCAGGACGTACTGCACTGACATCCCATGTAGGTATCTGACCAGAGTACAGCATAGCTAGTAATTCTTTTAAAGACTTTGCCCATCCAACACGTGAGTCTCCTACTTTAATTACTGTATCAGAACTATGCAGTTCTTCATTAACTATAGGTAGCTTATCTGTGTACTGTCTTTCAACAGAGAAGCCAACACCTGTGCCACACATAAGAATGTACATACATTCATCAAATACTCTTGGCGTATCTACTGTCATGTATGAACAGTTGTAACTAGGCACGTGGCATATATCCAATGGTGCACCTGCTGTCATTAATGCTCTCATACTTGGCATAACATTTAAGTCCTGTACTGCACTAGAGAGTTTCTCGTGTACACTGTCAGGCATTATGTAGCCATACTTCTCTAGCACATAACTTTCAAGATAGTTGAAGTATCTCTCTACTGTTTCAAGCCAACCTTCACGCCTCTGCTCACCTTCTCTCCATCTGGCATAACGTGATAGTGCAATAAAGTTTTGGTAGTCAGAACTTAAATAGTTATTTGTGTGCATGTCTATCTCTCCATAGTAATTTTTAATGATGATACCTCTAAGCCTCCTACATCATGGATGTATTCACGTAAGCCATCACCTATTTCAGATGCGACATCTCCATCAGAGGGCATAGGATACTCTTCTTTGTCAATGTCTAAGGTTAAAAATACTTTTACTTTCATGTAAATGATTTCGCTAAAGCATTTACTTCATTCTTCTCAGTCTCTTCTATCAGCTTATTAAGATACCACTGTGCTTTCTTAAGATCCTCAACTGGTTTGTTCTTGTACTCATATCTCCATAGATACTTGATTACTGTGCCTTGCAGGTAATACTTGTACCCTGCATCAGTAGCTGCACCTATAGCATCTATACATTCTATACCACTTTTATTATAGTGTGGTGGACTATTTACCATATCAGCAAAAGGTAGTTCAGGTTCTGATATAGTAAACGTGTTATCTCCCATTGTAAGTGTATGCATTATGCTGATCCTTTCGTTCTAGTATTAAAGGTTAAATGTATTACATTACCATCTACACCAGTTACCTCTGCCTGAACAGGCTCAGTTAGTGGTGATTTTGGTAACGTATCATTCTCATAATCTGTTACATAATTACTTATGTCATTACGTAGTACTTCATCATATTCCATAATAGGTACAGACGCACATATCATTTTAGTCAAATGCATTAGCTTTGTAAAGTCTTCTCCTGTAAGATTATGCTTATCATCCCACATAATACATATATCCACATCACCATTCCACTGACCTTCTACCATATGAGGACGCAATCGTATTGCAAAGTCATTAGGATTAAACTCTGGAGTTATTTCTAGTGTCATATCTTTCTCCTTTTATTTCCAGTAAATGCTATAAACTTTCCATGTTTGTTCTTGCCTTTTTCTTTTATCCATTCTTCAGGTATAACCCTGCTTGTATACAGAAAGCCATACTTATAACACCACTCTCCATACGTACTCTTTGCTCCTTTGCGTAACTTCCTCCTGCTATTTTCAAAAACAAATCTTATATCTAGTTTAGGATGCTGTCTCTTTATTGCAATATGCTTACGTCTATCCATAGCTGTGAACATACCTTTAGACTCTATTATTATACCATTGTCAAGTATAAAGTCAGGAGTATAGGTACGGTAGGCTAGATCTTCCCACTCTATCTTAAGACTTTCATAAGAAAAATTTACATTTAAAGCCTTAAGTTCATCAGAGAGTTTCTTTTCTAAGCCTGACCTGTACCCATACTTCCTTGCATGAGAGAACTTTGTATAGTTCATCACGTATTATGAAGCTCTACCATGCCAGAATGAAAATGCACCAGAGCCTAGCTGATTTACACCATAGCCTAGTGTCTTTAGCTCCTCACGTATTGTAGAGTCTATGTCTTTCCTAGCCTCTAATGCAGCACGTAAGGAAGCTGTACGCTTCTCTTTGTACTCACGTTTCATTTCAGATAGCTGTGCTTCAGCTTCTCTAATTGCACTTTCTAATTCTGCTAAGTCTTCACCCATTCTTCTAACCCCTTTCTGTTTTCATTTTTACCATATGCATCATAGTGATGCTTGCCATCACGAAACTGTCCATTCTCTACAGCTTCCTTAACGTCTGGATTTGCCTCAAGATAACTTGCTTCAGGAAAATCAGTCATGCTTTACTCTCCTTCTCTATATGCACGTAAGAAACTATCTTAGGTTCCTTTGCACGTGACTTCAATGCTGGCAGTTCTTTCATCTTAGGCCAACAGGTTTTGCGGAAAGAACACCAGCTACACTCACTGCCTAGTATTTTATTACCTGTTGGTTTACCATTAAAGGTTTCATCTACTGCATCAAAACATCTCTTGAACTCATTCATATTAACAGTCTTAACTGTCTTGTTAATATGGTACATTTCTTCCATCATGTCAATGCCTTTTGCTGGTACATATTTAAAGCTACCATTTGCTTTATTAACTACCCACCAACCACCAGCTTTAAGACCTGATGCTGTAGCATATCCTGCAAGTTGACCTACATAACCAAACGAGTCATGTGCTTTTAACGTAGCAAAGTCTTTGAACTTATTTCTATAGGACCAATCAGATGCAGATTTAATATCATCTACAGCACCATCAATCTCTATATCGTAAGTACCTTTGATCTTAGTATCTTGTTCAGGTAGGTCTAGCTCTACTGTATCAGCATCTCCATACTCTACCTTTGCTTCTGTTAATAGTCCTTTGAATACTGCCTCTACTATATCTCCTAACATCATGTTCATTACAAAGTTACTGGGTAGGGGCTGTGCTTTCTCAGGTTGGTTCTTTTGAAACCAGAGTTGGCAAGAGGGTCTGCCTATATTAGACATCCTCAAGCCGAACTCACCACGCTTGTTGCCCCCACCAAACTGACGAGCTAGTGCGTCCATGACATCCTTACCGATACGTTGTATTGTATCTTCAGATAATACAGCCTTACCGTTGGCCGCATCTGTCATGTACTGCGCTAGTGCCAGTTCAGCAGGATGATTCATTACGCTACTGCTTCATCTTCAAGGTCAACAAACTCATTCACTAAGTCTGCATCATCAGCAGACATCTTACGCTTGGACTTATCATTCCAAGTAGTAGCTATATACTCATTATAACTATCTACCCACTCCATAAAGTCAGCGAAAGTAGACTGATCGTCTGATGTCAGGGCAATAGTACTGTCCATATCAACAGATACTTCTGGTATGTAGAAGCTACTACCATTTGGCAATGGCTTTTCTTCTGTGCCGATAGTAAGCACATGTGAGATAGGTAGTAATCTCTGCTTATTAAAAGCGTTGTATGTGTCACCTAGTATTTTAAAGGCATCACGATTATCTATCTCCCATATGAAAGGTGTAGTACCTACCTTAGTTTCTGTGCCTGATTCATCTATAGGATCAACGAGATCAGCTAAACCAAACACAACACGTGTGCGCTTGATCTGTCTGATCAGATCCTGTTGTGCAGTAGGTAGTGCCTTGAAGTCTTTGATCCAACCACTAGGCTTACCACAGTTGAACCCACCATCATTGTCTTTGAGATCGACATACAAGGACTCACCCATGACAGTCTTGACAAAGCGATTAGGTACATTGCCTGAACCTTTAATGAAACGCTTGTACATAAAGCGTTGTAAGAATGTACGTATCTTAATCTGTGGTGCGTACACAGTGCTACTGTCTGGTACTTCTAACTTGAAGTGTCCACCTGACACCACTTCCATGTTTACCTTCTTACCTTTTAGTTCAGTCTCACCCATGATGGCTGAGTGAGAGATGCGTAGTCTAGCTAGATTGCTAGTCTGCTTACTCTTATTACCAGCATCTGCTGTGATGCCCATTGCTTTAGCCATTTCGTCATAGTTGTTTGTATCTACAGTTGTTATCGACATGTGTTATTCTCCTCACATAGTTTTTCAAAAGAGCATAGTTATACTACGCAACGTCCTTAATGTCAAGCCAATTATTACCTATTTTAGATTCTAATAATAAAGGTACATTAATACTTATACCAAAGTGGTGATGTATATGTAAGTTCATATTAATATTACAATCCTCAATAGCCCATAAGACATGATCTTCTTCTTCTGGATGTACGTCAATGACAATACTATCGTGTACTGTGTTGACAATACAGGACTTTTTACCTTTCAATAAAGTCTCTATCCATAGTAATGCTACAGGTACAATGTCTGCTGTAGCAAATGATTGCACAGGATAGTTCTTGATCTGTGTAAAGTAACTGATCCTACCACGTGCATTTCTCTGCACATCAGGAAAAGAAAACTCCCTACCTGATGGTGTTGTAATCTTGCCTGTGTTAAGTGCTTCTTTGGCAAGAGTGTCATGCCAGTTAGCTATACCCTTGTACTTCTCATTGAAGTGGGTGTAGTAGGTAGCTTCTGCTTTAGATCTACCATATCCACTAGCCCCGTATAGAGGAGCAAAGGTATGTGCTTTGGCATCTTGTCTGGACATAACCTGCCCAGCATCTGAGATGATCTTAGCTGTGTAGGAATGCACATCAAAACCATCTGTTACTTCCCTGATAGCTACAGGATCTTGAGATAGGTACGCAGCTACGCGAAACTCTAGCTGTGCAAAGTCAGCTTCAAGTATCTTGCCTCCATTGAACCTCGATACGAATACACGCTTGACAGGGAACGTACCTCCACGTGGCATGTTCTGCATGTTAGGCTCTTTCCCACTTAGCCTACCAGTAGATGTCATGTGTTGGTTCAGTCTTACGTGTAACTTACCATCAGCTTTCACATTGTTAGCTATCCCACCAACGAATGAGGATAGATAAGTATCCAATGCAGATAGCCTTTGTACCTTCTCAAGAAACTCTAGTGCATCAGTCATGCCTTTAGTTCTCGCTGAGTTTGCTAGTAGCTCTAGGTTCTTTCTGTTAGTAGAGAACCCATTAGCTGTAGCCCACTTAGCATTGGGAGCATTAAACTTTAAACCACCAACAATACTAGTAGGAATAACATGATACCCATTGCCATCACACGAGTTACACTTTGACA